TACCATATTCCTTTTGAATTAAGTTCTTTTCTGCTACACCTGTTGTCTTAGATGCTATGATATGCATTTTCTTTTTTGATTCAGCAACTTTAAGCATAAACTTAACTATTCCTACTGTTGTCTTTCCTGCTGCTGTAGTCCCTTCTAAAAACTCTACTGGTGCATCATGTTCTAAGAAATCTAAGTACTTTTCTGATAATGGATAAAGCTCTTTATTTTCTTCTTTACTCATTTTTCTTACCTAACTGATTTAATATGCTATCAAGCTTCTGAGTTGAATTTACTGTTGCACTTACTTCCTGTTCAACCTTATCTACAAACAATCTATATCTCTTACCTAAAAGCTCTGCTGCTTTATTTCTGTCTTTTGCTGACATATCCTTTTTAACCACTACTGCTGAACTACAACCATCGCCTTCACCTTCAACTACTACTACCTCTTCAGTAACTTCATTTCTCATTACTGATGTTAAGTACTGCATGACTTCTTTTGCATCCGCTATTTTTTCATCTTCAATCTTCTTAAGTTCTTCATCAATATAAGCTTTAATTAAAGGTTTATCTAATAATTCATATGCTCTTTTATCTGCATATTTAGGTGTATATCCTGCTCTTATTGCCGCTTGAGTGACATTAAGGTCTATTAAATACTCATTGCAAAATCTTTTTTGTTTATCTGTCATTTTGGCCATAATGCCACCTCACTTTCTGCATATAAAAAAGCACCCAGATATATCTGAATGCTTTTTGACTTAATACAATTTTATCATACTCAAAATCAATATGCAAGGACTTCAATAGGACATCTAAAATTTTTGTTCTATCCTTCTCACCTGTCTGTCACTTATCCCTATTAACTTTGCTGTTTCTTTTTGAGAATATCCCTTAACTATCCTGCAATACGAGACTTTCTGTTCATTTGTTTCTAACAATTTTAAATACTCTTCATCCTCTATATCACAATCAATATCAATTATAGAATCTAAAGTTGCCTTATCCAGTTCTATCTGAACTATTAGTCTTCTTTTTAAATCATACCATTCATCCATATGTAACTCTTTCTTACTACCATGAATAGTATCATAATCATTATATGAGGTATTCCCTTTTATTCCTGTAGGGCAACATGCTTTATGAAATTCTAAATCTAATTTTGTTAATTTAGATTCATTCAATGATATTCTATCTCTAATTCTTTCTTGTAATGATCTCATGAAATCACTCCTTGATGTCAATCTCTATTCCTGTTAATGGTTTCCATGCTCTTTGACTAATTAGTTTATCCTTATGCTCTAAATTAATCTCCTGTATTAAATCAGGCTCTTCTATCTCCTTAGCGTCTCTGTAACATCTCCAAAGAATTAAAATACATATCTGGATTAAATCAAATGTTTCTCTAACTATGTCTTTCAAATTATCTAAAGTAGCATTTTCATTATAGTTTATAAGCTCCTCCAGAACTTCATCACATTCCTCTTTTAGTTTTTGTCTAATCTGATAATTGCTTATTATCCTGTTATCTATGTTTAACTTGTCATTTTTCTTCAGAATATGCATTAATAGCTTCATCCCAACAACTCCCTATCTTTCATCATATTTAAATTTTATCACTACTATTTACTGTCCATCAATGTGTGACAATGTGCACAAAAAACGTAACTAAACTAAAAAAACTATTATTAGGCTCTCACGTGTACGCGCGCGGGTGCATATAGGTACATGTATTATGCCTATTTATATAAATATAATATATAATAATTATTTTGTTCACATTGGTAACACTTTCTTATTAGGTTGCATGGTTGTCAACTTTTTCGTGTGAACAATGATGTGAACAATACAAAAATTTCTGTCTACATTGTGCACACTATAGAAATTATGTTTTGTGCACAGAGTGAACATAAAATTTATTATGTTCACACCTTTTGTGCACACTTATTTACTGATTTTTAATTCTTGCTTTTACTGCCTCCAATAGTAAATTCTGATTTAGTTCTTTACCTTGAAGTGCTTTCATGACATCTTCATCAACTGTACTTCTTGCAATTATATGATGTATTACTACTGATTCCTTTTGCCCTTGTCTGTACAATCTTGCACATGCCTGTTGGTATAATTCAAGCGACCATGTAAGCCCGAACCATACAATAATATTTCCACCATACTGAAGATTAAGTCCATGCCCTGCACTTGCTGGATGTAATAACAATACTGGTATTTCTCCATCATTCCATTTTTTAATATCTTCAGGACCCCCAAGCTCCTGTCCTTTAATCTTATTTTTATTAAGATAATCTTTTATTCTTATAAGATCATGCTTGAAACTATAGAATATTAAAACTGGTTTTCCGTTTGCTGCTTCTATAATATCCATTAAAGCATTAAGCTTTTCATCATGTATATTGATTACTTCTTTAGTTTCATCAGCATATATTGCACCGTTACACATTTGCAATAACTTGCCTGTGAGAACTGCACTGTTAGATGCAGAAATGTCTTCATCATCTAACTGTATTATTAATTCCTTTTCCAACTCTTCATATTCTTTTAAAGCTTTCTTTGGCATATCAATCCTAACAATATTATCAATTCTTTCTGGCATGTCTAGATAATCATCAGCTTTCATGCTTACACATATGTCACTGATCTTATTATGAATTGCTTCCTCAGCCCCTTCTCTTAAGTTGTAATTAAAGACTACAAACTGGTTTCTATCTCCTGGAACAAAATATCTTTCTCTATATCCTGTAATTGTCTTTCCAAGTCTTTCTCCACCATCAAGTAGATATAATTGTGGCCATAAATCTATTAATGAATTAGGTGCAGGAGTTCCAGTAAGTCCTACTATTCTTTTGAAGTATGGCCTTACTTTCTTAAGTGCCCTAAACCTCTTAGCTTTACTGCTCTTGAAAGATGATAACTCATCTATAATAAGCGTGTCCCACTTCCAATGTTTAAAATAATTATCTACTAACCACTCAACATTCTCTCTGTTAGTTACATAAATATCTGCATCCGACTCTGCTGCTTCTAATCTCTTCCTAGGTGTTCCTAAAATCTTACTTATTCTTAAGTGTTTTAAATGGTCCCACTTTTCTACTTCTGTTGACCATGTATCTTCTGCAACTCTCTTTGGAGCTATAACAAGAACTTTAGTTGCTTCACCTAAGAATAATAAATCGTCAATTGCGGTCAAGGAACTAACTGTTTTACCCATTCCCATATCGAGAAATAAACCTGAGGCTTCATGATCTAATATATGGTTAATTGCATACTTCTGATAATTCCATGGTTTAAAGTTCAAATAATCACCTTCCTTCTATAAACTATTTGCATATTTTATCTTAGAGTGTTAATACTATAGATATAATTTAATAAGGAGGTAACCCATGAAAGATGGTAAGATGCAAATGTTAGCTATATTAATGGCATTGTTTTTCATAGCTAACATTCTAATAGTCTTCTTCATCTAATAAATGAAGGCCATAACGTAAATATCCTATCGTTATGTGCACCATTGACAAATAATTTAAAAGGTAAATAAAAAATTCTCATGGTTTTTCTCCTACCTTCACCTCATTTAAGTATTACGAACTATTTCATAATAGTATAAGTTGTAATTTTTTCATGTTCAATATCAAATCTGTTTTCATATTGTTCTTTTGTTAAGTATCCTATTTCAAAATCATCTATGTTTAAACCATCTTTTAATATTGCTTGTTCAACTGGATATTTAAACATAATTTCATTCATTTCAGTCGGGAACTTATTACAATCTTCTAAAGTGCTTTGTAATGAATAAATAACCTGACCGTTTAGTATTGCACCATAGTAAATAATCATTTGACAAATCATTATTTAATCCCTTCTTTCTTCGTCCTTTCTGCATATTCTGAACTAAATTGCATTCAATAATTTATCTATCTTCTCAATAGTGTCCAGGCACTCAACTTGAAATCCTAACTCTCTTAACTGCTTTGCTCTATGTTCTTGTAATTTCCTAGCTTTTTTACCTGGTGCTTTAAGTTCTACAAATATTACTTTGCCACCTGGGAGGAGCACCATTCTGTCTGGTACTCCCACAACTCCTACTGGTGCCCATTTATAAGCTTTTCCACCTAACTTTTCTACTCTTTTCTTGAGATAATTCTCAACCCTACTTTCTAGCATTCTTCCTCAATCCAAAAATCACTTAAGTCTGGTTCAGATATGTTTCCTTGTTGTTTTATATCTACTAAATGCCATTGTTGATCAGTAATTTCACATACTGGTTTATTATCATCGTTAACTAAATCTATAGGACAATTAGCATTAAATAATTTTTCTTTAGCCTCCTCCTCATTTTCAGCTTCAATGTAATATCCTAAAGTTGCCACAACACTTATTTCTCCGCAAAAAGTTTTCATTGCTCTTCCTCCCTTATGAATGCTCTCTGCACTCCATATACTTTTCCAAATCTCAATCGGCCATCGTATTTCTTCCAGCCCTTAAGACCTTTTAATATTTCATTTATTTCTCTACTATTTAATGGTGATAATTGTTTAGGATCTCCATTAAATAGTTCGCACCATATTTCCATGACACATGTTCTGTCTCTTAACTTAGTGCCCTTAGGTTCATCTCCAAAGTCACCACCCTGAATATATAATCTTCTATCATTAATACTCATATTGTTCCAATTATCTTTAATTGGAGTGTTTAAATATTCTTCAATTAATCCAGCTTTTGCACTTTCTTCACTATGGTTATCCTGTTGTTTCTTAGCTTCCTGTTCTTCTTCTGCACTCAAGTATAATGGTTCATGGTTTTTAAATAATTGAACTGCTTCTGCCCATATCTGATCTAATTCCAAATCTAAATCCTTAAAAACATCTTTAGTTGGTTCCTGTATGCATATATCAACTGGCCAGAATCTTCTATTACCAGTTTTATCTCTTAAAAATTCATGTTCATTTGATGTTCCAATGAATATACACTGTCTTGGAAATCTACTTGTCCTCTTACCATAAGCTACTCTGTAAATATCTTCTGTCTTAGATAAGAAGTGTTTTGTTGCTTCAATGTCAGCTTTCTTTGTGGCCATCATTTCAGCCATTTCTAAAATCCATACTCCTTGTAATTGCTCATATGCTTCTTTACCATTTACTGTTGTCAATGAATCTGAATACCAATCCTTACCCAACTTTCTTATGATAGTTGATTTACCAACACCCTGAGGTCCAGATAAAATCATCATATTATCAAATTTACACCCTGGAATAAATACTCTTGATACTGCTGCAGTTAATACTTTTCTTGTTACAGTTTTTACATAACTGCAATCTTCTGCGCCTAAGTAATCTATAAATAGATTGTCAATCCTATTTTCGCCATCCCAATCAAGACTATTTAAATAATCCTTAATAGGATGAAATCTATGTTTCTCAAAGCTTAATGTAAGTGCATCATTACACTTTGTAGCTGAATTTATTCCATAATATTTTTCAATAAATTCTCTAAGCCCAGAATCATCTGTATCGCTCCAGTCCTGTAAATTCCCTTTAGCTCTCCAAGGCAACTGTTCTATAACATTTGCCCTGTTTGAAAACTCATTATATGCTATCTTCCCTTTTAACAATGGTTCATTTTCAATTATCAGACTAAAATTACTTATGGTACTTCTCAACTTACCTTGTTCTGTATATTCAAGTTCACTTAACCAGTCTGTATCTTCCTTTTCATCAGTTTCAACTGCTTCAAAGTCCTCTTTAGCTGCTGCCATTTTTTCTTGACCTATAGTTACTAAAACATTCTTATCTGTACTTGCAAACTCAGACATCTTAGTAAATGATGGCATTCTATTTGCGGGTGTATCATCTTTCGCTTTATCATCTAAATCTCCAAATTTGTGTATTCTGACTAAATCAAAAGCGTTACATAAAATACAACTTGTAGGATCTGTTCCATGATGTGAATATGAAAACTTATCATCATATACAACTACACCACCACTTGTTGAACCTTCTGAGAATGTATATCTAGTTTCATCTTTACCCGGTGAATATACATCAGATAGAAAAGTATCAATAGCCTCACTTATTGAGTAAGTCCTACAAAAAGCACCTATAATTCCTCTTTTCTCTAATGGATCTTCTTGTTTCTGTAGAGCCTTATCCATGTGAGCTCTTGCTCTTGAACTTTCTGGCCAATAACTTACATCCTGCCAACCAAACGTATATCTTCCTAATACTTCATCAGCGTCTAACCATGGAAGGTCTTGGTACTTAAATACATATTCACCATCACTTGCTGTTGATGGCCAGTACATAAGTCTGCAAGGCTGATATGTTGTATCATCAAACATATCCATACCTAGGTCATTTGCAACCATTCTTGATATAGCTTGATATTCATCTGGAAGAACTGGTCTTGATAATGGTATTACTAATCTTAATCTTTGGTTATCAGGTGCATGAGTATGAGTTGAGTACATAACACATGCAAAATCCCATATTATCTCTATACTGCTCCAGACATCTCCATCAGCATAATCTATATCCAATGTAAGCAGTGTTCTATTTTGAACATTCTCGGCTTTTCTTCTTCCATCTTTAAGACCACCACCAACAAATCCACCAACATCTTTTACCTTATCTCTGTCTGTTTTAGACATCTTCTTAAATTCTGCATAGGTCTCAGGGGTTCTAGTTGTATTGCTTAATTTATCAACTAATGCTGACCACTGAATGCTTTTGTTCTTCCAATGCTTTGCTGTCTTATTTGCTCCTGTGGCCAATGCTATCTGACCATCATATTTTAATTTTATGTTTACCTTATTTTCAGCTACAGTTTCCAACTGTACCCCCCCCTTAACTATTTATACATTTCCATAACTTCAATCATTTCAGCTTCTTCTCTTCCTATGTGGTTTAAGATTGACTGCCTGCGTAAATTAAACTCATGTTTCACGCTCTCTACATCGCTGAATACATAGTTTTCAGTGCTTACTTCCCCATTCTCAATATGGTATTCTCCGAATTCTCCTGCAACATCAACTATTACTGTTTTATTGAGCACCCTGAATTTTGATTTTTCATCAGATTTAACTTTTTCAACTTTTTCTTTCTCTCTAGGATCTTTAAATTCTGCTTCAACAACTCCAGTTACTTCTGGCTTTTCTACAACTTCATCTTCTTCGAAAATATATTTAACTGCATCATCTGAGCTATTTATATTTAATTCATTCTTCTTCTCATCTCTCTTGTGTTCAAGAATAATATTCTTAACCGCATTTCTTGATAATTTAGGATATTTTGCCCAAATACTTTCTATAATATCTTTCTCCTTTTCATTGTTCGCTTTTCTCATTACATATTCACCTACAACATTGTCCTTAACTTCATCTATAACTTTCATGTAATCTTCTCTCCTTCTAAAATTATTAAGGGTTACACCCTCTATTCCTACCTGTCTTATTATCTCTGCTAGTATCTTTTCAGCTTCTATTACATCATTATCTGCTAATGTATATAATGCTGGTCTTAGTACTCTCTCATATGCTTGGAACTGTAAAATTAAATCTGATTCTGTCTGAATTACGCAATATTCTGTTAGTAATTGCCTCTGATCTTTACTTAGTGTAGCAAGCCATTTACCAAGCCTTCTGTTTTTCTTTCCCTCATAGTCCATAACTGGTTTTATCTTACTTCCCAAGGCTTTCACCATCCTTATTGTAATTGCCCGGCCTACTCCTAAATGTCTTCAATATTTTATCCTTATCATTGGGTTTATCCGATATCTTATGCTGACTCTTGCATCCAGATTTTCCTTCGATAACTATATTACTTTCGCAAAAGCAATTTTTGTTAAGTAAACATTCTTGATTAAAACATGGTTTAACCTTCTTTCCTGAAACTACTGAATTTATATTACTAGATTGCTTTTGAGATTTAGTTCTTTTTCTGTAAGGTCCCCTTGACATTCTTGGTGGTTTTCCTAATTGTTCTAATGTAACACCAAGTGCAAAAGCTATCTTTCTTAATGATGTGCTTACCGGTGAATAATATCCTTCCTCATAAGCCCTTATTGCACTTTTACATAGCCCTGCCCTTGCTGCTAGCTGAGTTTGACTTAATCCTTTTTCAGTTCTTAATTTCCTAAGGTTGTGCCGAAATTCCATTAGTAATTACCTCCTTAAAGCTCTTAAGTTCTTTAATCCTTTTAACAACTGCTTCAAGTCCTTCATTTACTGTCATATTAATTTCCCTATCCACTATACTTTTAAATGCTTGTTCTATGTTTTCGTGGTAACTTATAATTTTCCATTGTGGCTCTTTTTCTATAGTCTTTACTACTTCTCCCTGGTCATTTTTAATAATTTCCTTTGGTATATATTTTTCTTTTACGACTATATTAAAAACATCATAGGATTCTATTGTATATTTATCATTAACTGTTATTTTTTCATCTAATCCTAAAAAGTCATCTATATCATCCATGTAGTTTCCTCCTAATCCTTCATATAATAATTGCATTCGTAACCATCTGCCGTAAGTGGAATCCCTGGCGCCCATGATATAGGTTTTGCAAATAACTCACAAATCTCTTCTACACTACTCTCTCCCTTAGGGACATCAAGTATAAGTTCATCATGTACATGCATCACGATACTAAATCCTGCTTCTGTGACATTAAACATTGTTTCACCAAGACAATCCCTTGCAAAAGCCTGAACTATATTTTCCACTAACTTTGGCCCATAGGTTTCTAATCTTGTCCACTGTCTTGATGTCTGTTGCATACCATCATAAGTTATTATGTCTTTGTCATATGGTCCTGGTTCTATCTTTGGTCTTATATAACTTAATCTTCTTCCTGAAGGAAGTTCTATAAATAAAACTCCAGGATCATAAATGAACTTAATCCCATGATGTAATGTTACTGTTGTTTTTTCTCTAATTGCTTTCTTAGCAGCTTTATCTACATCCCACCATAACTTAGTAATGTGTGGCGATGCCTTTCTCCAGTCTGAAACTATCTTTGGAAGTTCTTCATCTGGTATAGAATAGCATAGTATATGATGTTGAATAGATATTATATATTCAAAATAAA